TGTTCTAGCTACCCCCTTTTTAGTGATCTGCATGGCCAATAACCGTTTAAGAGCCTTCCTATGAGCCTTAGGAATGAACTTAAGCCATTGGCTGTGTTCCCATTTAAGGGCCAAATCACTAACATGTTGGTCGAACCTACTAGCATCCATACCTACAGCTACCGGGTCGTTAAACAAGTCCCATTGGGTTTTGAATATTGACCCGGTCTCCAAACAATTCCTACCCTTCATTACTGTTGGTTTTCCGAATATTTTATCTATCCATTTAAATAGTCTCTTTTCCTGATGGGATATATACTTACCTAATGCTACGTTGAACCTAGGGGCTCGCGGCTGAATAACCCTAGGGGCGGGGTCCGGCTTGGCGGTTAGATCGAGCTTCTCCGCTTTCACGAATGTACTAAGGTAGCTATCTCGCTCGGTCAGTCGCGAAACTTGCAAACTTGCAGCGGCCGCCTCATATACCAACCTCTTGCGACCTTGATACCGATTCAGAAATTCTTCATCAGTCAAAGGCCGGAGGGGGGTGGGTTTGAGACGGCTTGCAAATTTGGATAGCCTGTCCTTAATCCATCCAGGGTTACGTGGATAAGGTGGTGGGACTAGGGTGCCAGCCCTCTCCACCCGGAATACCCTCTCCACTAACCCTCGGTGCACATTATGCAACGAATTGTTGTGTACTCCAAACTTACGAGCAACCCCAGTTCCTGCATACCTGTACATGTGTCTAGTCTTCTCTGGTGTGACTACCTCGGTTACTAAAATCTCAGGCACTTCACATCTGATGGGCGTGGGTGACGTGAAGCCTTCAATAACACGTAGGCAGCCCTAGATGTCGGGAACACCGAGATGGGAGGGGACTTTTAAACCCATAAGCCTATCCATCCATCCTCTCGGTAATCCCAACAACCGTTGCGCCAACGTCTGGTTAGGTCCTACATTAGCTAATTCCATTGCTTTCCTATAAGCTGCTAAACTAACCTTAACCTTCCTACTCATAATTTCACTATCTAACGGGACGAAACACAATTCCACCGCGACGGGGAGGATCCGTACCACATCGAACGGTCTAACCTTCGTCTCCCGAAGGTGGTCCAATATAATACGCTGAACCACAAGCCGATTGGCAGGCGTATCACTAAGAATTCCCACATGGGCAACAACCACCTGGCGACAGAGTGACCAGACAGATGCTACTTCACGTCGTTTCTTGGTTTTCCG